CTGGCAGGCTCCACTCTCGGTTGAAGGCCGAGCGGCGCCTCCTTTGATTATTGGCGTCAGTTCCTCTGGGTCCTGGTGGTCTTTGGCCGTTTGGAACCTCGCCGACAGGCCCTGCAGCTTGGTGGTGGCTGTCCGGGCACTGATCACGTAGGTGCGCATTTCGTTGGCGGCGGCCGCGCTTAGCCCTCCCAGACTGATGCGCGTGTCCGCCAGACGCTGGAAGAGGGTGTTTAACTCCCCCAGATGCTGGTTGATCGCTTGGTGGATTTTGTCCATTTTGTGGTGGTTGTTTTGTAGGACCGGCATGGATTTCCCCGTCTAAAGCAACCGATAATTTTGGGTCCGTTTTCACACTGGTGGCTAAACGCGGGAGTCCGCTAATGGGACCGTTGTATTTGTCGAGGAGCTCGAGGTGGTCCATGAGCTCCGCCACAGAGATTTCCAAATCCTGTGCGACAATTTCGAGCCACACGTCCGAGTTGCTTTGAGGCCACGAGTTGTTGAGAGCAGCCTCGTCGCGAACCCAGAATGGTATGTCGTCGAAATTCTTATAGTCAACGGTCTTAGAAGTGCAGTTTCGCTGGTAAGCTTTGCACCAATGACTGATGAGAGGTGTCAGGCCATCAGTCACGAGATACGCCTGAGTTTTGGCCCACCCGACCTCCTCGATGTTAGGATTGGAGTCGCAGGTGGTGTGTATTTTCAGGAGTGTCCGTTTTGGTGACTGCACTGATGCCGGTGAGGACCACGGATCTGCATAAATACGGGACAAAAACGAAACTGGCATCCCGCGAGTCGCTCTATTAATGATTTGCAAATCGAAGCCCAGGCTCGAGGCGGTAGATATTAAAATGTCGTCGGGGACGACCCCGTCTCGAACCCCGTCGTCTCCATACACTATTCCTATTTCATCCCAGGCCTCGTCGTCTGTGAGGCCGATTTCTCTATTCGCTGCATAGGAAACAAAAGCGTTGGAGGTGCTATTTCCGTCCGTTGTTAGAGGGGATCCACTCAGTCGAGTGTGTTTGGTCTTATATTTGATCCCCTTTCTGGTGACTGCGTCATTGTTTACCTCGTTTGCCAGCAGGTCGGTGACTTCTTGAATGTGGTCTTTGTGGACCCACCTTTTGTAGGCGGCAAATTCCACATTCTCACGAACAAAGCGGAGAAAAGTCCCGTCAAACCTGCCGTAGTCAGTCTCGACTAATTCCTCGGAGGACGCGGCGAGCTCCTGGACAGCACTGGCAATTTCCGCTGGTGTTTTGCACGGAGTGTACCATTTCTGTTTCTTGAGCACCGAGTCTTTAAATGCATAAGTATAGCCAGAAAGTTTTGCATTTTGTCCGTGAGGAACCGTGGAGATGTTCCGAGGATGATTCGGGCCGGAATAGGCTTCTTTCTTTTGAAATGCTTTGACGACCATGTCATAAGCATCGTGAAAGCGATTGGCGTCATTGCGGGCGCGTTGGAGAGGTTTCTGCTGTTGCTCCTCCACGTGTGACACTGAATAGGGGTGTCCAATCCCTGGCTCTGGGACGAGATGTTTGACAAAGTCCCTGGCGTATCGGCGCATACGTGGAGTAATCCTCTCTCGAGCTTTGGCCTTGGCCTGCGGAATCTCAATCCGCCCCTCGATAGTCGCGAACTCGTTCGCACGGGATTCTGTGGGAAAGACTGCTGTTTGTGTCAGGGGTCCCGGTGCGTATTCTCGCGCATATTCTTTGCCCTGCTCAGTAGGGTCAACGTCGTGATTCTTTTCAGTGGATTGGTAGTGACGAGCCAATTGCCCGGGCTTGTGTACCTCCACTGGGTGTAGGTCAGATTCACTGACAAGGAACTGGTGAATGATGGCGGACTCCTTGTCATTATGTTTTGAACGTCGGACTGTGTCCGAGAGGTTATTGTTCTTCGAGAGACGGTAAGCTATGCGTAGACTTTCAAGATCCTTAAGAGGGAGCTGGACGCTAGCACAGTTTCCCTCCTCACCCAAACTGATGAGAGGATCCCCCTCGCCTATATAAGTAATGGCATTCATTGTCGGAGACCCCGCAGGTTGTTGGTATACACTGCGGCTGAGTTCGGTCCCGTACTCGGCGAGAGGCAGCAGGTTTTCTCGACAGTGAGCAAAAGGCACTATTGATACGATATTCCGGTTAGGGCTCAGCTCAAACTGGTCGATTGTGCAAATGGTCGTCTTCCTGCCGCAAGGACCAATTCCAAGTAGGTCGTAGATCTTGTTATTGATCCAGCGAATGCCGGAGACTTCCAGTGCAATCTTCGAGAGCGTTTCCCAAAAGGTGACAATTGGGTCGCGGACAAAGACCGTGTCTTGATTATAATTCCAAGTGGGGTGCTTGACGTCCTTTCCGCCGTTGACTCGGTAATGGATGATATTGTCGGTGATGGTAAAGAATCCGTCAATTACCGGGCCAGAAACTACACGGGGTTGGAACGTGTAGAGGAGGATTGGGCGCCCTAAGCTTATAATCTCATGCATATCGACGTAGTAGTCCACATCCGTCATGATGATAATGTGTCGATCGGTCAGTGGATCATTCCGGTAATCCTGTCTGAGGTCAGCGAGGCTGTAAAACCTCCGGACCCCGTCGAGGTCACTTTCTCTGGGCGATGGTGAAATGATGTAGGGCTCGTAACCATTAGCCCTGACGACGTCGATCATGGTCTCGGTCGCGCTATTGCGCTCTGCCGCTGCTGTACTATGTGAGTGACCTTTGCGCACGCTCGTACTGATGAGTTCCATCTTCTTTTGGACAACGGTACGGACGTGGCCAGCCTCCGCGATGGTGGTCTTGTTTCGCGCAATGAGGCGGTGGCGCAGGTCTTCTACGCATTCGGCAAGCCAACTTGAGGTGCACAGTTTGTACGATGCAACCCCAAGAAGACAGACTCCTCCGATTTTCAGTGAAGTGCTTGCAACTGAACGGAGGGAGAAGGAGATACAGATGTCGTTCTGTAGGACGGGAATTGCTACAGTAGAGTTCATTTTCGA